GAAGCGATACGTATTTCGGCGATTTATTAAAATGGTTCGGTTTAACTGACAAAGAACTTGGAGATCTTCACAAAGGATTTAAAAATTTTAAAATCATGCTCTCAAGCGTATGGGATGCTATAGTTCAATTTGCAAAATCAGACACCGGACAAACGATAGGCAAGATTCTTTTGATTGTCGGAGGAGTTATCGCGGCAATCGCATTTTTACCCGCAACAATTACCTTAGCACTTGCAACCCTTGCGACAATTGTATATACCAAGTGGGACCAAATCACGGAATGGATGAAAAACGCCTGGAATTCTACTTTGAATTTTTTACTCAAAGCGGTTATTCTTGCCGGTAAACTTTTAATTACCTATTTATTTCCGATAGCCGGCATATTTTTATTTAGAGAGGAAATCGGGCAAGCGCTAGAATGGATTTGGAACAAGCTACAGTCTATTCCATTTTTTAAATATTGGATTGATCAATTTGTCGATTTAAAAAATCAGATAAAATTAATTTTTTCGAATATTATGGACTCAATCAATGAAGGATTGGGTTCTCTGTTTGATTTCAATAATCTTGCTAATTTTTTCACCAAAGCGATCAATGATATGATCGAAAAGATCAACTATGCGATGAATTCCGTTCCACTTATAAAAAATGTATGGCCTAATATTCCCTTCATTGAGGCAAGGGCAATGGGCGGCCCGGTTGAACCAATGTTCCGTACTTAGTCGGTGAAAACGGACCCGAACTTCGAATTTTTGAAAAGTCAGGCTCTATTATACCAAACGATAAGCTATCTTCTACAATGGAAATGCAACCGGTTTCTTCTGCTTCATTAGGAAAAGGAATTTCGTTTAACGTTGATAGAATTGAGATTTCAGGCAATAACTCTTCAGAGCAGGCAATAAACCTTTGGGCCGAATTCAAACGTCTTGCAAGAGAGAATGAAAACGAAATTAGAATTTGACCTAGTGACGAAAAAGTGGACACCTTTAAAGCGAAGAATAGAGGTAAAAGGTGAGAATGAAAGGCAGAAGAAAATATTCCCTGGAATTTCGTGAACAAGCGGTAAACCGGACGTTAAGCGGATCGTTTACGATAAAAGAAGTAGCGAATTCATTAGAAATTAGTTACTTTATATTGAGACAATGGAGGGCAGAATACTTGAAAAAGAGGGAAACGGAACTACCGCTTACGGACAAACAACTGAAGGAAAGCGAAGAATTGAAAAGGCTTCGTAAAGAGAATGTGAGATTAAAGGATGAGAATTCGATCTTAAAAAAGTTTGCCGCCATGCTTTCCCGCGAACAGAATGTCGATTAAAATTCATGGAATTGAATCGCTTAGAACATACAATAAAGAGCATGGCAAGGACTTTAGGAGTATCTCGATCAGGATATTATAAATATCTAAACCGTAATAAAGATCGGTCAGTTTCTCCCGAACTTACGAACTTTTTGCAAGAGAAGTGGCTTAAGAGTCGTAAGAATTACGGTTTTAAACGTCTCTTTCAGGAAGTGAAAAATTCGGATCTTCCCTATGGAGCGAGAAAGGTTCGAAAAGCGATGAAACTCTGTAAAATTAGCGGAAAACAAAACAAACGGTTTAGACCTTTGACAACGGATCCGAAACATGGCGGTAGAACCGCTCCCGATTTGGTTCAAAGAAAATTTCATCCGAAAGAGCAAAATCGAATTTGGGTGTCTGATGTTACATTCATTCGGACCTCGTTTGGTTGGAGTTATCTTTGTCTGATTCTGGATTTGTATTCACGCAAGGCGGTGGGTTGGTCGCTTTCCGATCGTAATGATTCTCAGTTGGTATGTGATACGATATCAAAAGCAGTGTTGTCAAGAAATCCGCGGAAAGGATTGATCTTTCATTCTGATCGGGGTTCTAATTTTTGTTCTAAAGAAACACGCAAATTACTGATTGCTAACGGTATCAGGCGAAGCAACAGCAGAAAGGGAAATTGTTGGGACAATGCAGTGGCAGAGTCTTTCTTTAGTTCTCTAAAGAGAGAAATCGAATTCAATACATTCTATAACATTGAAGAAGCGGAGCGCTTTCTATTCGATTTTATCGAAGTGTATTACAATAGATTCAGGCTTCATTCTACATTAGGTTATATGAGCCCTGAAGAATTTGAGAGAAATATTGCTTAAAAGGCTGTCCACTTTTATGTGACTTCTTCAATTTCGTTAGGGTTGGCCCCAGCATGATAGGCTCAAGCATTTTTACTGGAAGGGATAAAATTGGAATCACCGGTGTTCAAGCTGGAAAATCGGTAACGATTGACTTAAACGTAACCACAGCGTTTAGCCAAGATTATCCAGTTGTTATCACTCAGAACCCGATAGAGAAAGATCCCGATAACCCGGATACCGGACATATTTCAGATCATATTATACCTTCTCCGCCTACATTGAATTTGATTTGTGTTTTGTCTGATGATATAGGACTAACTTCAATTACAAGTACATCAGAAAAACTTAAAACACTGATCTACTGGCAAAGGACCGGAAGCATTGTGAAATTTGGAGGCTATGGAACCGGCGGTTTGATCAATAAGATGATTGCTTTTTTTGGAATGGATGGGCTATTCAACGACGATTTAGAAGAACCCTTGTATTTAGGACTTGACGACGAAGTAATTGAAAACCTTGCAATTGGGAATATAAAAAATAGACGAGATATGGAAATAGGAAAAGCCATTGAAGTCACTTTAGAATTAAAGCGAATTATTGTAACGGAAGCCCAAACCATACAAGGCACTGGCAAACAAAAAGTAAAAACTAAAGGAAAAGCTCCAACACAAGAAACAGGGACTTCTTCCTGCTCGAAAATCAAGAGTTCTGCAAAAGCAGGTACCACATGATTCGATCTTTACCTATAGTTTTTGAAGAACTTCCCGTTTCTAAAATCTTTCAAATTGGAAATAAAGACTTTGAATTCGAATTTAGGTACAATTCTCGTTTTGATTTCATTTCTATTTATGTTAAAGATGGATTCAAAATTTTGCATACAGCCAGGCTGTGTTATGGAAACGATTGCATGCAAGGATTTGCAAGTTTTAGTTTGGTTCCGCTTAGCCCAAACGATCTTTCCAACGACGGTTATACGAAACTTCGAGTAAACGGTGATACATTTGGTAAAAGTGTTTTTCTTTATTTCGATGACGGAGAAAATTAACCAAGGAGTAAGTAACTATGAAACGTATCTTTTTTCTAATATTCTTTTTGGCCGCTTTTATTAATTTAAACAGCAAACCAATTGCATCCTCCTGCACATTCAACGGTGTGAAGTTGTACGGTAAAGTGAGAGTCGTGAATATCGGCGAGGATTTTCGAGTAACCGTGGTTCGTAATGGTGAAGACCTAAAGGTCGAAACTGGAATGATCAATCCGGATTCTTGCGGTAGATGGCAGTTCGTAAATATTGGTGAAGATTTTAAAATACGTTATGTGGATCTGGATGCGGATTTTACCATTCGACTCGTTACAAACGGAGCAGGTTTACCATAACGTGAAACAATTTTTACGGAACATAGAAGTGAAAATAGAATCACCGGATGGGAAAACAAAAATTTTCTCACATAATCCAAAAGAGGCGATTCAGTTTTCTATAGTATTTGGAGTTGAGTTTGATAAGACAAACGTGACTACAATTTCTCTTTATAATATTCTTAATTCTACAATAGAGATGTGTGTTCCAAAAACAGGTAAAAATAAATCAGATACACAGGCCGCACGAGCCGAACTTTCCGTTGGATATGGAGATGATCTCTCTATGATTGCGAAGGGCGAAATTTTACAACACACTGTAAAATTAAACGGACCCGATCGAATTCTTGAATTCAAAATTTCTGATATGATCAATAAGCTATTTGGATTTTCGGTTACAGAGACTTTCGAGAAAACGCTCGTCTCCTCTATCCTAAGACAACTTTTTGCAACATACGGAATCTCCTATTACGCGCTTCGTTTTTCTGAGGATGTACTACTGGACAAAATTAGTTTTTCCGGTGAATCTCTCAGTTCCGTAATCGATCAATTGGCGAAACGAGTCAAAGCCCACAAGTATTTTCAGATCGGTAGATTAATTATAGAAGATGAAAACTGGTCTAAGCAGCATAAATCAAATAGCGTCGTTCTATTGGATAGAACTTCCGGCCTAATAGGAACTCCATCCAAAATCAAGACTGGTTGGAAGGTGAAAAGCTTGCTCAACCCTTTAATTCAAAGCGGCGAAACGGTTCATTTACGATTCCAAGACAACACAACCAATTCTAAAATCGACTCTCAGTTTATAGTTTTAAAAGGACAACATAGAGGCGGCTCTATGATTTCAGATTACTTTACTGAATTTGAATGTAAGGTTGGATAATATGATTACCCCAGAGGTGTTACAAGAAAAAATTAATCGGGAGCTTTGTAAAATATGGACCGGCCTCTACGGAAAGATTGAGTCTTACGACAAATCTTCTTTGACTGCGAAGGTCAAACCTTTGCTAAAAGTTCCTAATGAAAACGGATTCGAGGAATTACCTATCCTCGTCAATTTACCAGTAAACGTATTTCACTCGGGCGGAATGCTAATCGTTCCGGATTACAAGCAAGGTGATATAGTTTACCTCGCTCCATCTTCACATTCTATTCAAAATTCAATTCGTGGAATGATCGATAAGACACAAGAAAACTCCGAAGAAATAGAATCTCCTCGATTCGGACTTGAAAATTGTTCAGTTGCATTTGGAATTCCAAGCCATCCCTTTCAGTTGCTATCTACCGTTCAAAAAGATGGATTAGTCATTTGTGATACATTAGTAAATTCATATATACTAATTTCATCTTCTTCCATAGAGTTTAAATCGGGAATGGCCGCAACGGAAAAAGCTGTTTTAGGGGAGACTTTGAAAGGAATCTTGACTGAAATTTTAGACGCGTTGTCTGCTCTGACTGTCACATGCACGGCTCCTAGTACACCTTCTTCCACGCCGATTAATGCCTCTGTGTTTAATGTTATCAAAGCGAAACTCAATACGATTTTGTCGCAAAAGGTAAAGAACAACTGATGAACTCATTTTTAATTCAAGACGGAGATTTAAAGCCTACACGTATTAGCGGTCCCGATTGTTTGAAGCAAAGGCTAGAAAGCAGATTTAAACTTTGGAAAGGTGAATGGGAATTTGATAAATCAATCGGTTTTCCTTGGAACAATGTTCTAAGAAAAAATCCAAGCAGAAAAGATGCGGAAACATTAGTGCGCTCTGAATTAAAAAAAGATCCGGAGATTGTTTCAATCGAGTCGGTCGAGGTGATTTTTATTGATACGGAGGAAAAAGCAAACCAATACAATAGCCTACTCAGAACAGCGCTCATCCGGTATACTGTTCAATCAGTTTACGGAATATTAAAGGGGGAACTATGAGTAGTTACGGGTCAACCCCGGTCGGGTTTGTTATAAAAGACAGAGATGTAATCAAATCCGATTTGATCTCTCTCGCTCAAAGTCCTGGCATCTTTGGACCCGATGAAGACGTTTCCCCTCATTCCGTTCTTGGAATGTTTATCGAACTGATTGCAGAATCTCAATTTGAGTTGTGGCAAGCTCTGGAATCGAATTATAACGATTCATATTTAGATACGTCATCTGGAATCTCTCTCGATCGTCTCGTAAGATTAAAGGGAGTGAGTCGTAAATCTGCCCAATCCGAAACGGTAACTCTCGTAATTCACGGTTTGGATTATGCAACGATTCCAAAAGGATTTTTAGTCGGTACGTCAAAAGGTGTTCAATACAAGTCAATCGAAGAAAAGACAATTCTTTCCGGTTTGGCCTCCGTACAGTTTGAAGCAGTATTACCTGGTTTGGCTCAAAGAGTCGCACCGAATACGTTAAACGTATTCGTAAATCCTAATTCAGATTTTTATACTGTAGCAAATTTCCAGAGTAGCTCCGGAGGATCGGAAGAGGAAACAGATCCGGAGTTATTGAATAGATATTTGGAGCTTGTCACAACCGAAAAAAACTCAGGTGCAATTGCATACATTAAAGCACAGATCGAAAATGAGCCTTCTGTTATAAGTTGTTCTATAAGAGAAAATAAGCTCAATGTCCCAGATGGTGGCCTTCCTGCAAACTCGCTCCATTTTATTATAGACGGGGCATCGGATGATTTGGTCGCAAGCTTGATCTATAAATACAAACCGGCTGGAGTTTGCCTAACAGGTTCTATACAAAAAACAGTTGACGAAAATTTAATATATTTTGACCGCCCAAGCGATCTTCCTATTTTCGCAAAAGTTGAAATCTGGAAAAACTCTTCATTTGACAATAACAGCATTTCGTTTATTAAAACTTCGATCATACGGACAATCGGAGGAATCGACACGATTAACGGTGTGAATTATGCTTATAGAGGACTTGGAACCGGAAAGAACGTAGTCGCTTGGCCGATTTATAGCGCGATCGGAAATGTCGCAGGGGTTGAAAATCTTTTGATCCAGCTCGGAACCAATGCTAACTCTACTAATAGCAACTTGGTTTCAGTGCAGCCGGCGCAAGTCGCAAAGATTTTTACGGCAAATATTCAGGTGGTTGTCCATTGAATCATTCTGATTTAGTTGAAAAGCTTCCCGGTAGTATTTATAAAAAAGACGTTGGTTCGGGAGCCGCGAAACTTTGGAGTTTGACTGCCACTCCAGCTAACGAACTTGAGGCTACGATTATTCCCACTTATGACATTGATAATCAAAGTGGCGTTCAACTTGATAAAATCGGGAAGGCTTTTGGAATTGAGCGCCTTGGTGTTTCGGATAATTCGTATCGAGATAAAATTTTAAACTCGTCAATTAACCAGTTTATTACAATTCCTGCATTGAAAGAAATCTTAGAGAGATATTTAGATAATCCAATCGTGCGCGAAATGTGTTATCCTATTGAATTCGAATGGGAGAAGTTCGATGGCTCTGATTTTTTTGATGGTTCCGGAGTTTTTGAGCCAGCGATACGAGTATCTAATGAGTTGTTTTTAGATGGGAACGGAACTTTTGACGGACTTGATATATTAGATCCTACTAAAGTTCGTCCCGCTGCAATTGAAATAGATATAGGAAATTTAGGTCAGGATATTTTATCAGAGGCATTTAATAAAATTTCAAACGCTTCAATAGGAATTACTATTTATATGATACATTTTAAGGAGCTAGAATAATGGCATTTAATAATATACTTACGAGAATTTGGGATCGAACAACACCGAGAGATGGACTATTGCTTCAGGCAGAGTTTCAGAGGCTATTGGATAATGACATATTTTTGAAATCGGGAGTCGATTCCAATTCGAACAACATTACGAATTTGACGAATCTTATAAACTCCTTATTGATTCCGCTTGGAGGGGTTGTAGAGGATAATTTTGATCAATTGTCAAATTCTAATTTCCTGCATGTTAATGGGCAGTCTATTTCCAGAGCCACATTTTCCACACTTTGGAATTTAGTTCGTCGTAACGTTACAGGAATCGTTCCCGCAACAGATCGAATCAATTGTACGAATCATGGTTGTATAGAGGGACAGCTTGTGAAATTTTCTTTTTCAGGCGGAGGAATTACAGCATTAACAAACTATTATGTTCGAAATCCAACTACCAACGACTTTCAGATTTCTTCTACCTCTACGGGTTCTATTTTAGATCTTACTTCTTCTCAAACGGGAGATATGATTATAAATATTGAATATGGTTTTGGAGACGGTTCTACTACGTATAATATTCCGGATCGCAGAGGGATTTTTGCACGAGGCGCGGGAGTTCATGGATCGAGAGCCAAAGCGGCGGGTGGCAATTACGACGGGGGGGCGGTTGGATATGCGGGACAGGACCAGTTGTTCAAACACGTGCATGAGCTTTGGTTGAATAGCAATAATAATACGGTTGGTGGCACGACTGCCTATTCGAGCGGTGCGGGACCAAATACGCCCTCGTCCGGAAGTGCTAACGGCGCATCACCTGGTTATACAATTCGTTCAGTAATTGCGGACGGCGCAGGCACGCCCAGAACTGGCGATGAAAACACTCCTGCATACATCGCAGTAAAATACAAAGTGAGGGTAGCATGAATTATATATTAGAAAAATCAAATAAACAAGTCATTTGGATTAACGCAGATTCAAACCAAATGACAGGCGTTGACGCATGGGCAAATTTTAATCCCAACAAGCACGAAATTGTATATTCGCTTCATTATAACCCAAAGGTTGGAGAATCGTTTCGTGCTGATATCAAAGATGGCGTCGCACAGGATTTTACACCCAAGAAAATTTATAACAAGATCTCCAGAAACGTCCAGATTCTGCAAAACTGGGACGATGAAATAAATCCGGAAACAGAAACGAATATGGAACCGCTGAGAAACGAAGATGGTTCGTTATTAACGTATCAGATATACACAGAAACGGACGGCTGGACTGAGGATCTTGTTAAAAAACGGGATTATTTAATAAAGCTCGTAAATTCTATATGTGAATCAAGGATTATTGCCGATTTTGTCTCATCTGCGTTAGGCGCACCGTATGTTTACAGCAGCGATCGGGATGATCAATTAAATTTAGCCTGGTTAGTTTCTCTGAACTCATCCGTTAGTTGTAAATGTACGGATCAAAAAGGAGTTAAAACGTATCGCAATCATTCAGCTGAACAAATTAAACAAGTTTTAAAAGATGGAGCTATTCGAAAAACATTCCTTTTGCAGGAATGTGCGAGTTTAAAATCAGAGATTCGAGCGGCGAAGTCCGTTAAAGAACTCAACCAAATTGATATTTAATCGGATTTGGATTAGCCGTGATTCCGCTAAATGATGAAGAGACGGTCGAAGAATTTCGGGACACTTTGCGAGAAAACATGATAAAGAAAATAAAAGTGGCAAAAGATCGTTGGTCATCGCTATCGAGTTGATGGTCTAAAATCTGGTGAAGAGTTTCGAGAGGATATCTTGGAACCCATTTTAAAAGATTCAAACGTGGAAGTCATAGAAATTGATATGGATGATACTTGGGGATACCCAACATCATTTTTGGAGGAATGCTTCGGAGAACTCGTTCGCAAATACGGTAAAGACCTAATAAAAAGCAAAATTGAAATAATCTCAAATCAAGATGAAAGTCTTAAAGAAAGAATCCTCCATTTTCTTACATTCAGTTAAGCTTTTACTGCACATTCTCGCTTCTGGTAACGCTCGCGGACACGATGCGGCCTCGGTGGCATATCCACGATTCCAAAAAGAAGAATTCAATTTCCAACCGATTTCCACGGCAGGAGTAAACGAAGCATAA